CGCACGGTCTGGATGGTTTGGGATTTGGTGGTGTAGAGCAGACTGATAACGGCGGACATTCCCAACGCTTCGATTGCGGTTATGTTATTGTTGATTTCAAAATTGGGAATTTGCACATTGAGGACCGCTGCGTAGCCAGCCAGGTTGGCGTTCAGGTCCTCACTCTGCAATGCCAAATACTCACGCGACCACTGCACCCCGACGATGTCAGTATGGATTTCGTGCACCGCAATGCGGTTATCCTTCTGCGGAATTTGCGCAGTGATCGCCGAACTGACAATGACGGCCATGGCCCATCTCAGTAGGGCTCGTAGATAATGTGCGCGTTGGCCGTGGTGGCTTGGGCGCCGCCGCCGGTGATGTTCGACAGCACACTCTGGGCCCCGGGCGCGGTGAGCCCCGCCAGCTGCCACTGCTGGGTAGGAGCAGCATTCCAGCGAAAAATCCCGCCGAAGGTATTGAGGCCCATATTAAGCTTGGCATCGGTAATGGCGGCGGACAGTGTCGGCTGCGTCGTGCCGAAGGCGATAGAGGCGCCGATCGGCTGAGCTATGGCGGTGATGCTTGGCAGCATGCCGCCATCCGAGTTCGGGTTGACGAGCGTAGTTACCGTTCCGGTCGCAAGTGTCGACGCCCGCACCATGAAGAAGCCGCCGATATTCGAGGTTGCGACTGTGCCTGAGATCAAGATCTCCAACACGTCGCACAGCGCGGCGGTGGCCGATGTGGACGGAATAAGCAGTGACATGAAAGTCCCGGTAGCGGCGGCCGACCCCAACGGGTTGAGGCCCCCAATTGCGCCTTGAGTAGCAAAGATCCTCTTAGCCATCGCTATTCTCCTATTCTAGGGGCAAGGAGTGGCCGACTCATTGACCCGTGCATTTCCCACTTTCCAGTTAGAAGCATCTCTCGAATCTGATTCATGGTTCGGTGAACGTAGCCGGACTCATGACGAACCCTGTCGCAGATATCGCAGATGTATTGATCGCATTGGCAGCAGTGTGCGCGCGGGCGTGTGCGCATGGGGTTGAGGAAGACGTGAGAGCCACAGTGCGGGCAGCCGAGAGTGGCGGCGTGCATCTGCTTGCCTGCGCCGACCAGCTCTGGCGGGTAGCCCATCCGGCGCGCTTGCTCTGGCGTGAAGCCTGGGCTGGCCCGGTGATCGAGCATTACTTCGCCGTCATGGGAGGTCTTAAGAAAGGTCATGTCAGTTCCCCGGCTGGTTGGCCCAGACGTAGGAAATGCCGCCACCCACAGCGCCATTTGGTGAAGGGCTGAGGATGAGACTGTCGCCAACCGCTGTCTGAAACCAACCACCCGCGTTGAACGGGAGAATGTAGCCACCGGTTGCGGTTATTGGTGATGGTCCGAAGATATCGACTGAGCCGGTCGAACTTTGCCAAGTCAGGCTGAGATTGGTGCCAACGGTCATGCCGCACGAGACCAGCACGATCTGCTGATTTGGTCGGCCGATGACAATCGTGGAGGTAACCGAGATATTCACCACGGCGTAGTAGATACCGAGCGGGTTTTCTGGTTGCCATAGCTTCATCCGGCGAGCCTGCGGCGCGCGTCTTCCATTGCGCCATTGACTGAGGCGAGTTGGGAGTCCTTTGTATTGACCTCTTCGGTCAACTCGGCGAGCTTCTTTTGCATGGTGCTGACGCGAGCGGATAGTTCTTTAAGCGCGCCTTGCTTGTTGAACATGTCCTGCTCGAACGTGTTCTGTGCGTCCTTCTGCGCTTTTGTCAGCAAGCTCTCCGACTCACGCACTTCTGCACGAGCGCGATCACGTGTAGCGTTCATCGAGTCGAGATCGGCCTTGGCGCGAACGAGTCGCTCTTCGAGATTAGAAACGCCTTCCAGCTGACTGGCGAGCTGTTGCAGGTCGGACAGGATCCGGTTCACTAGGTCTTTCGGTGGCATTGAGTTCTCCCTTGGACTTCTCGGCGAGGATCTCCATAACCTTCACCATTTGGGACTGTTGCAATCCCATCTGTTCCATGAACCTAGCCATGTTCTGAGCGTTCTGTTCAGTAAGCTGGCCCATCTTCATGTTTACTTTGTCTTGTTGTTCGACGAAGTGGTCGGCCAAGGCGGAGGAATACTGACCATCGCCCCATTTGATGTGATCGGGGATATTCCACTTGTCGGCGTACTTCGCAGAGATAGCTATGGCTTCGTCGTCGATCGCTTTCATCCCTGGGGTAGGATTGCCTTTGAAGATAATGTCCCCTTTCTTTGGGTTATTACCATTGCAGACGAAGCAGCCTTTTTCCTCTTTGTCGGTCCAGTCTTGCTGGAGCTCGTGATGGAAATAGGCGGGGACGATGTATTGCTTACGCACTTGTCGACCGGTCTCGGTGTCGGTTTCCAGGCGCTCCCAGATGGTATCGGGGTCGGTGTAGAGGTAGTGCGGTTCGGTCAAGCGCCAGCGGGCCATGGGACCCTCCTAGAACTGGTTGTAGTAAACGAGCACGCCGGTGCCTGTAGTGCCAGTACCAGTAACGACACAAAGAGAGTTTCCAGGCAGGAGCGAGACGGTGGCGTAGTCGATATGGTCGGCAGACGGAGCAGTAGAGGTTACGTTCAGCGGCGGAGAGATAATCGACGAAGTACCCCCCGCACAGGTCCCACCAGTGCCTTGAGTGAACTGGAAGGTCGTTGAAGTCGAGAGAATTGATGTGACATGCCAACCACAGATGAAGATAGATTGAGTAGTGCTGGTATTGTTGATTAGCTGAGTGGTGGTAGCTGAGACCGCATTGATCGCCGCAACTTTAATGCAGAGAACCTGCTGCCCAGGACCAATGATGGTGCCTTGCGCTGACGCTGGAGAGGCCGACGTCAGCGCAACCAAAAGTACGTAGAGAAAGTGCTTCATTGCACCTGGCCCCATGTGTTGGTGGCCAAGACATAGAACAGCTTGACGCACGTTCGTGCGGCAAGGGTAGTTAGAGTCGTGGTCACACCTGCGGTAATTGTTGCTGGTGCAATTGCCGCGATAGTGACGGTTTGGCCGATGAGCGCCGCGTTGGTGATATTGCAGAAAGTCTCTACCGCACCATCAGTCACGCCAGTGGTTGGCAGATTGAGCGTTGTAGTGGCGCCAGGCTGACCTGTGAACATGACAGCATTCTGCTGAGCGGTCAGATTGATGGTGCCGGTTGGGGTTGTGCTGATGTTCAGGTAACCAAGGCTGGCTCGCGTTTGGAATGAACAGACAAAGCCGGTGGACGGACCACCAGGGCCTTGACCTGCGTTCCAGCATTCGTTGCCGGAGAGTTGGTTCGGAACTACTGGCTGCGCCCAGAGCCAGCTTGTAGCCAGGGCTGCGCATGCAACCCCAGCCACAAGTCCGTATTTCCAGCGTTTCATCAGTTCGGCACCACGATGCCCGCCGGATAGCCACCGAGCAGGGAGTTCACGCCTGCGTTGTTGTAGATCTGGTCATGGCGATCGAGGACCAGAGTAGCGAGGATTGCACCAGCAGTGAAAGTGCCACCGGTGGTGTTGTAGTTGAGCTGAAGGAAGCGCGGGATAGGCTGGCCCAATGGTGGGCGGGGCATATCCATGTCCATCAACCGAGAGCCTTGGATGAGAGAGGCTACGGCGTAGCCCGGTGAGGACCACCAAGTAGCGAAGCCAGATGGAGCGCCAGAGCCGTTGTCTGGCGCTCCCTGGATAGAGATGATCGTTGAGGCACCAGCACCGACGAAGGTAGTCGTTACCACGACCAGGATCTTCAATGCCGGATCGTCACCAATACCGAGATCCCGGATCGGTTGGGCAGTAGTTGGCGGTGGGCCGGCAGACTGCACTTGCGATGGCGGGAGGGCTGGGTTGGTAGCGGTGCCCTGTGCGAGATCAAGGATGTTGCTCGAACTTTGCGAGCCCGTCGTTGGACGGTCGTGCAGAGAATCGAGCGCCGGGACGCCACTCGCACCGTTGCTGGTCCCAGTGAACAAGAGGAGGTTGTCGAGGATCATGGGTTGCTCCTAGGTGACCTGAGCTTCGTTAGAGAGGATGGCGTCGCAGGTTCTTACCGGGATGCCACGGAAGGTTGTGATCGGCTTGCCGTCGAACTCTTCGATTCGAAGCAAGACGTTCGTCTTGTTCATCGCCTGAAGGTCCAGATACGTGCGAACGACGCGGTTGGCGTAGATCACCGTCCGCCCCATGTTGGCCCGGACCTCTGGAGTGTCGGAGGTCTGAACCGTAGCGGCGGAAACCGGGGCAGTGGGCAGGCGATAGAGACCTCGAACTAAGAGGTTGATCAGATTGGCCGCGCTGACGCCGGTCAGTTGTGTTACGTCAATGTTCGCAATTCTAACGACGTAGCGCCAATCTCGTAGAACAAGTCCAATCTCCCATTTAAAGTGATCACGGTAAGCTTGGTAGGTGTTTGAGCTCGTGTCCAACACTGGCCATTCACCCATATCTCGATGTTGCAGGCCTGTGATCTTTCCTTTGGGGAAAGTGGCGTGGAGGGTGTCGTCTCCCCACACTGTGGTCCAGATAGAGGTGTTGGTTGAGGCGGCGCCTCCTCCATCGAGGACGTTGTAGGCGGTGTTGGAGTTCGCTGTAGTCTTTGTGCTATAACGTGGGGCAAGCCCAGTAAATCGCTCAGGGTTGAGGAATTGATTTCCGTAGATGAGCGTTGCTGCGACTTGCTGTGACATCCCCTCAAGGAAGGCTTTGACTTCGGAAAGTCGAAACTCAGCTGTGTTTCCATTGAGATCCGCTATGTCCTTGTCGATCACGCTGTAGGTTTCCAAGTTACCACAGGTATCGACAAGTTGAGCGGTGGTGGACTTGGCGTTTGGGACACCTAAGTTCAAGAGGCGCCAGGTTGCTTGTGGCAAGCCGGTGCGGACTGTGGTCTTGTGGCCGGTGGGCAAGTTGCCTTCGACAACGAGCATGTCTTCGAGGATCTCGTTGGTTTGCGAAAGCAGTTCGATGATACGAGCTACGCGGTAGCCGTCGTCCATTCGCTTGGCCCAATCGGCGTAAGTGAGTGCGGTTGCACTCAGAGCATTTACGGCCATTGGTTATCTCCGGTCGTT